TGAGTAATACATGGAAAACACTATCAGCAATAGACGTATCAAAACACGTTGAAAAGAAAGGCAACTTATCTTACTTGTCATGGGCGTGGGCATGGTCTACTTTGATGGAGCATTACCCCGAATCTAGTTACACCTACTGTCCACCCTCGTTTTTAGAGAATGGCACTTGTGAGGTGAATGTTTCCGTAACTGTGGAAGAGAAAACCCACTCTATGTGGCTACCAGTCATGGATAATAGAAACAAAAGCATCGCAAATCCCAGTACCCGTGACATTTCTGATGCCCGCATGAGAACCCTCGTCAAGTGCATCAGTATGCACGGGTTAGGCATCTACCTGTACGCAGGGGAAGACTTACCTCAAGCCGCACAGAATGCTGTATTGTCTGATGAACAGGCGGCAGAGATTAAGGGCTTGCTTCAAGAGTACAAGGTGGACGTTAAAGAGTTCCTGAAATACTTTAAAGCTGATTCAGTTGATGAAATGTTAGCCTCTCACTTTTCTAGGGCGGTTAATGCGTTAAAGGCAAAGGCTCAAAAGTGATTATCTTAGACCATGAGCAAGGTAGTCCTGCATGGTCTGACAGTCGCTTAGGTCGCCCCTCTGCGTCTCAGTTTAATAAGCTGATTACCTCTACAGGAAAGCCCAGTGCTTCCGCTGATGCTTATATCAATGAGTTGATAGCTGAAAGATTGAATGGCATTAGGGTTCCTGTATACGTTAATGAGCATATGGAAAGGGGTACAAGGCTAGAGCCTGATGCTAGAGCGATGTATGAGTTTGTAACTGAGCAGAAAGTCACAGAATATGGTTTTATACTGGACGATTCTGAAGAGTTTGGTTGCTCACCTGATGGTATTTGCGGCAAGGGCGGTATAGAGATAAAATGTCCAGCTGATTCAACCATAATAGGCTATCACCGAAACAATAAATCTTTTATCACCAAGTACAAGCAACAAATCATGGGCTGTATGATGATAACTGGTGCTGAGTGGTGGGATTTAATGGCGTACTCTGAAACAATACCTCACCTGATTATCAGGGTAGAGCGAGATGAAGAGTATATTGAAAAACTGGCGGCTGAGATAGATAAAGCTGTTAAAATTATAGTAGACGAAACGGAGAAATTAGCATGAAAGTAGGTATTTCAGTACGAATTGATGTAACAAAGATCGACAAAGCGCGACTATACAAGGGCGAAAAGGGTACTTACCTTGATCTAACTACGTTTGTAGACACTGACGAGAAAGATCAATACGAAAACAACGGCTTTATCAGCCAAAGTGTAGACAAAGAAGAAAGGGATCAGGGCGTACAGACTCCTATCTTGGGTAATGTTAAGGTGTTTTACACTGATGGCGCTCAGGCAAGCACTCCACAAGCCACACAATCAGTCATTACAGACGATATTCCGTTTTGAGCAAGGATATACAGATAGGCGGTAGCCACTACAAAGACCTTGAGATTCAGCCCATAGACTACATCATGGGCAACTCACTTGGATATTGTGAGGGAAATGTGGTTAAATATGTCAGCCGATGGCGTGATAAGGGTGGTATTGAGGACTTACGCAAGGCAAAACATTACATTGATTTCTTGATAGCGCATGAAGTAAAAGAATAACATTTTGGTATGTCGCTTATCGGTACAAGTCATTTTTAATAACCAAGAAAGGTAGGTATAATGCGGCTTCACGAACATACTGAGGTTAACATGATACTATACGCCATATTGGTTATGGTGGTCGGATTGACGGCTATTGCTAAAGATGACTTATCAAACTAACAACGTCCTACGGGGCGTTTTTTTGTGAGGTTCTATGAAGCATTTAATTATTCCCGATACTCAAGTTAAACCCAACACACCTACTGAACACCTTAAATGGGCAGGGCAGTATGCAGTTAAGATGCGGCCAGATGTTATTGTTCATATTGGTGACCACTGGGATATGCCAAGTTTAAATTCTTATTCTGGTACAGGTACAAAAAGTTTTGAGGGCAATAGGTATATAAAAGATATCGAGGCAGGTATTTTGGGAATGAAAGAATTCCTTGCACCTATCAGAGAAGAGCAAGCTAGGCTCCGCAAAAATAAAGAAAAACAATGGAAACCAAGATTAGTGTTTACTCTAGGCAACCACGAAAACAGAATCACGCGAGCGATTGAAAATGACCCTAAACTAGATGGTTTGATAGGCTTTAAAGACTTTAAACTGGAAGAGATGGGATGGGAGGTTATTCCGTTCTTGCAACCTATTAAGATTAATGGCGTGATGCTGGCCCACTACTTTACGAGCGGAGTAATGGGAAGGCCTGTTAGTAGTGCAAGGGCATTAGTAAATAAGCAACTTCAAAGCTGTGTGATGGGTCACGTTCAAGATAGAGAGATTCATTTCGCGAAAAGGGCTGATGGTACTAGGGTTACAGGATTATTTGCAGGGATATTCTATCAACATGATGAAGATTACCTTACGCCTCAGACTAATTTATCATGGCGTGGTGTATGGGTATTGAACGAGGTGGAAGATGGTGCGTTTGATGAGATGCCAGTGTCGATCAATTACCTACGGAACAAATACGCAAAAACCCCCGATTAAGGGGGCTATGGCAGGGTTAGATGTCGTAGTTATATTCTTCTGGTACTTTCTCAGGTGGAACCCATCGCACAGGCTTTGGTGGGTGTTGTTTCCTGTACCAGACCGCCCGCTTTTCTCTTCCGCAAACTCTCTCTTCTGGGCTTGTTTTATAATTCATAATCTTCGCCCCTTTGCATTTGTTGCAGATTGCCGTTTCTATGTAACTGCTCAACATTCTGCGGTGGCTTATAGTCCCTACACCAAGACATTTTGAGCATGTTTCTGTGTACATTATAAACTCCATTTTGCTATTGAGACTTTATCACCATAGCGATTAAGAACTGTAGTCCTAACCGTTTTGATGTCGTGGCCGTCCTGTTTAAGCTCGCAGATTCTAGCAGGGCATTCTAGTATGCCGAGCATCTTCCAAGAGTTAAGGCGCGTTAAGGTGCGCCCCTCCTTTAAGTATTCAAGTACTCTCTGTTTTTGGTTCATACTGTCAACTCCCATTTTTCGCGTTCACATTTAATTATCATCTTGTAATCTAAGCAAGACATATCATAATCTGAGAGATGACCTACGCCATGCACCCTTACAAGTCCATCCCACACCCTTTGTAATCCATCGCGAGTCAATGCGTTATTAATTCGCTTTAGTGCTGATTGGTAGTTGCTCATGCTGTCACCTCATTATGGTAATTATCCATTACTTTATCCAATGCTTCGCCGTATGTATCGTGAAAGGATTCTTCGCCTGTTTCAAAGTTTCCTACTAGAAACTCAACATCGCCACCAAGCATACTACCAATAGTAACGCCTTCCTCTAATGCAATGTATACATAACCGCTATTTTCATTGAAGCCTATAGCCATATCACAATCAATTGTCTCTGCTTCAGCGCCTAGATCCGCTAGTGCCTTAAAGCATTTAGATAAGCCCATTGTTTCGCAATATGTGAAGCTTTGTAATCCGTTTATTGTAATAGCCATATTAAATTACTCCTAAGTTTTCTATTAAAAGATATGTGGTGGTCATAAATACCCAAAAGGTTACAGCAATACAAACCCAGTCGGCTTTTGATACCTTAGAATCATACTGCTTTTGTGCCAAGTATCGGGCGGCCGATGCCTCAGCTTTACGGTTTAGATAATGCTCTCTTAAATTAGACATTTTTATATTCCTCTGTAGTTGGGTCTTACTACGCCCCTAAAGGCGTTTCGACTATACCCCTATAGTCTCATCAGGTAAGTTATGCAACCTCTCGCATTTTGATAATAAAGCTATACATCGTTAATTTAATATCAAACCTATCATGCAATTCAATCACGATATCATCATAACGCTCTTTTAAAGTGGTGCGAGTTGTGAGGCTTTCATCTTTCTCCTTACTGCTCATATCTTTAAAACCTTCAGCCAATCTACTAGCGTCCGATCGTTTAATGTTAATGACTTCGATCTCATTAATTAACATGGCTAAGTCTTGATTTGATTTACTCATGGTTATCTCTCTCTGTAGTTGGTTTAATAAAGCCACCTCGAAAAGTGGCTCGATAAAGCTACTAAGCGTCATAAACACCAATTACGCATCCGTTAATCCACTCCCAAAAAAGACCATGCTTATCCATTAAGTCGTTTAACGCTTTAGAGCCGTCATATAAGCCGTCAATGTCAGCCCAGTAGAGAGGCGCATTAGGTAAAGCATCGGGCATCTCTTCGACTGAGATTTCAAAGTGTGCAGTTTGTGACCAGTTGTCGGTCATAACTACCATGCCTGCTTTCTTTAATACGTTGTATGCTAATTTGGCGTTATTTTTCATAATCTGTACTCTCTCTGTTGGTTAATGATAATGATTCTTATTTAGCCATTTTTGGCCGTTTCTTGCTTCTTGCGTCCATTTTAACAATCTATTGCCATATGTCAACTATGTTACTAATCTTTTAATACTGATCTTTTATACAGTAGTAAGGGGATTTAATGGTATAATTGGTCAAATAATGATCAATGTGGT